AATGGAGGATGGGATGAGTATGACGAAGGCGGCGGGGAATATGTATGAGTGGGTGACGCATGTGCATAGCCATCTGCGCGGGCAGTGTCTGCACAGGTGCCCGTATTGCTACGTGCAGAGTATCGACAGGCGCTTTGGATCGCAGGCGCACCAAGGGCCGCTGCGGATCGAGGAGCGGGAGCTGAAGGTGCGGTATGGCAAGGGGAAGGTGATATTCGTGGAGCATACGAATGATCTGTTTGCGGATGGGGTGAAGGTCGAGTGGGTGTGGCGGATCTTTGAACACATGCTCCAGTGGCCGGAGAACCGGTATGTGATGCAGACGAAGAACCCGGCAGTAGCACTCGGGCGCATGTATGGATATAGGCCGCCGAACTGGATACTGGGGGTGACGGTGGAGAGTGACATCACGCACGTTGGAAACACGCCGCACCCGTTGACGAGGCTTGAGTCGTGTAGGATACTTGCGGAGAGGAACGAGCCGGTGTTTATCACGATCGAGCCGGTGCTGACTTTTACGGCGGGGTTTGCGAAGGCGATTGCGGCTGCAAGGCCGAGGTGGGTGAACATCGGCGCGGATAGCAAGAGTACGCCGGGGCTGCCGCAGCCGACGCGGGCGGAGGTGATGGAGCTGATCGCGGAGCTGGTGGGCCTGGGCGTGGATGTGAGGGTGAAGAGTAACTTGGAGAGGCTGAAATAGGGCGCGTGAACGCGCTGCACAGAACTGGAGATGGATATGGCTTGGACAAGTGATAATTGGTGGGTGGGGCCGGATGCGGGGGCGATTGAGAGGCATGCGCTGCGGGAGGGGATGACGCGGGTGCAGGCTGCGTCGGCGCTGCTGGAGCAGCGGGAACGGTGGATAAAGGCGGTGAATGATGATCCGTTCCGGCTGGGCTGGGAGCCGAGTGTCTGGTGGGTGGCGTGGGCGCTGATGGATTTTCCGTGGTGCCAGGAGTCTACGGCGCGGGCGCTGGCCGCACGGCTGGGGGTGCCGGAGGCTGATGCTTGGGAGGTGTGGAAGCGGAGGCTGCGGGAGCGGCTGGGGGTGAAGGAGCCGGTGGTGGATCTGCTGGTGCTGGGCGCGAACCGGTGTGCGAAGAGTGAGTTTGGGGCGAAGAGTACGCAGCGGGTGGCGGTGAATGTGAAGAATGAGACGGTGCTGTTTCTTGCGCAGCAGTTTGGGCTGAGCGCGATGACGGTGCAGCCGCGGCTGTGGCGGTATATGCCGGCGGAGTGGAAGCAGAAGCACATGGGGGATGATTGGTATGTGCATTACAAGGATCTGAAGGGCTTCAGTGAGGCGCAGTATCAACTGCCGAGTAAGACGAAGGTGATCGGGAAGTTTTACTCGCAGGATCCGAAGGATGCGCTGGTGGGGTGTGAGACGGTGTGGGCGTGGGGCGATGAGTTGATCCCGATAAACTGGGATGATGAGCTGGGGCGGCGGCTGGCGAGTCGGAAGGGGAAGAAGTTGCTGACGTTTACGCCGATTGATGGGTATACGGCGGTGGTGAAGGGGTTTCTGGATGGGGCGCGGGTGGTGCGGTCGGCGCCCGCGTATCTGCTGCCGAGGGATGGGGGGCCGCAACTGCCGTGGCTGGCGGTGGGGCTGACGCGGGAGGAGTGGACGCGGAGGGAACAGGAGGTGGCGGCCGGGCGGGTGCCGACGGTGCCGGCGAGCCGTCCGGAGGATTGTGTGCGGTGGCTGGAGGGTGTGAAGGAGGAGGAGCCGGAGGAGGCAAAGGGGCGTGACTTTGAGCGGGCGCCGCGGGTGGCGCTGTGTTTTGACGGGCGGCGGGCGGTGGTGTGGTTTCATACGCGGGATAATCCGTATGGGACGCCGAGTGAACTGATCGCCAGGGAGAGCGATAAGGGCGCGGACCGGATCCGGACGATCCTTTACGGGATACCGGTGAAGAGCCGGAGTAGTGTGCTGGCGAAGTATAACGAGCTGGTGCATGTGATACCGGATGACCAGGTGCCGAAGGAGGGGGTGAATTATTGCTTCGCTGATCCGGCGGGGGCGCGGAATGATGCGCTGATCTGGATCCGGAGTACGCCGACGGCGGATTATGTGTATCGGGAGTGGCCGGGGAGCTATAGCATCCCGGGCGTGGGCGTGCCGGGGCCTTGGGCGAAGCCGAGCGGGAGGAACAAGGGGTGGAATGACGGGGATCGGGATGAGGGGAGTGAGAGCTTTGGGTTTGGTTTCTGCAGGATGAAGCTGGAGGTGGCGCGGCTGGAGGGGTGGCGGGATTGGGATGTGTGGATGAAGGGGCGGGATGCGCGGGATGTGGCGGAGGGGATCGGGCTGCCGGATGAGGAGGAGCTGGAGGAGTGGGATGAGGCGCGGGGGGCCAGGGAGCGGATCGCGGATCGGTTTATGGACTCGCGGGCTGCTGGGCGGGCGGCGATGGAGAATGCCGGAGAGGTGACGCTGCTGGATCAATGGAACCGGCTGGGGGGATGGGACTGGAATACGGCGCCGGGGAATCCGATCAGTGGGGGGCTGTCGATGATCGCGGATGCGCTGGATTATGCGGCGGCGAGGGATGGCTCGCTGGAGCGGCCGCCGTGCCTGTATGTGGCGGAGAGCTGCCGGAATATGCGGTTTGCGCTGGCGACGTATACGGGCGGCGATGGGATGAAGGGGGCGGTGAAGGACTTTATTGACTTGATGCGGTATTTCTATGAGCTGAAGCTGGCGCGGTGTGCGGGGGCGGACCCGCTGGAGGTGGCGAGGATCTGGGGGAATGACGCCAGGGGCGCGGCGCAGGCGGTGACGGTGGCGCGGCGGACGGCGGGGGGTGAGGTGCGGATGGGGATGGAGGTGAGGGTGACGGGGAGAGTGTGTGGGGATGGGAGTGTGGGAGTGGGTGGGGACGGGGTGCGAGTGAGGGCGGGCGGGGTGGTGACGGGAACGGGCGCAAGAGGGGCGCGGATGGTGTGGAGGGGTGGGCGCTAGCTCGCTGCGCTCGCTGACGCTGGCGGTGTGTGCGCGGCTGGCGGTGGGCAAATAGTGGAGGATCGGGGAGGAATGAGGAGGAATAGGGAGGAATAGACAAGGAGGGGGTTGCGAGGAAACGGGATCGGGTGTTTGATGGCCGTGTGAGAGGGATACTCTTGCACGGCCTTTTGCTTTACGGCGGGGGGAAGGGCTGGAAGGTAAGCCGGAACGCTAAATGGAGCGTAAAACCATGAGTGGCAAAAATGCTGACGGGGCAGGCGTCCCGGGTGCGGAAGCGGCCGAAGTCGTCGAGGATGCAGTGATCGAAGAGGGCGCTGAGGCGGGTGCCGATGGCGCTGGTGATGAAGTTGATGAAAATGGCGAGGGCGAGGTCGTACCTGTCGCTGAAGACGACGGGGAGCCGGTGGACCACAATCTGACGCAGAAGCAGCAGGAATCCGTGAATAAGCGGATCGGGGCGCTGACGGCGCGGCGGAAGGCTGCGGAGGATGAACGGGATGCCGTGAAGGCGGAACGGGATGAGCTGAAGCAGCGGGTGGAGCGGCTGGGCGATGAGACGGTGATGCGGGCGGCGGGCGCTGCGGGGCTGTTGCCGGATCTGATCGCGAAGGGTGATGCGGCCCGGATCGACCAGTATGAGCAGGCGAATCGGTCGGTGGAGGTCTTCAGCGAGTGGCTGGAGGATCACACGGACGCGGAAGCCGAACTCACGATCGGGGAACGGACGTACACGCGGGCGCAGGTGCGGGACTTTCGGCGGCAACACCAGAAGCGGATACAGGAACTGGCGGAGGTTCCGGCGCTGATCGAGCGGGTGAAGCGGGAAACCGCTGAGCTGATCCGGCTGGGGATGCAGGCGAAGAAGTCGGGGTGGAAGCCGAACGCGAAGGCCGCAGAGGCGGCGGGCGCTGGCGGCACAACGGGCAAGCCGAAGCTGCCTGTACCACCTGTGCCGGCACGGACGGCGCTGCCAGCGGGCGGCGCGAAGCCGAGGCCGGGAGCCGCGACGCCGACGAAGAAGAGCGGGGATGGGATAAAGGACAGGGACGACCTCGCGCTCGCCATAGCAAACGGCGACTTCGACTGAGACAGTCGAGGAACGCAAGAAGGGAATGAGACGATGGCAGGACTTTATGATGCGGACAAACAGTTGAAGATGCCTGGATACCTGAAGGGCGTGCTCAACGCGATCAACATGGAAGCCGCTTTCTTGACGCTGCTGGGCCACGGTCCGGCGGTCGCCAACAAGCTGGCGGAGTGGGATGTGGACATGCCGACGCGCTCGGGCGACCCCACGGGCCAGGAAGGCGTGGACAAATCGACCGGCTTTGCGAAGCACATCCCGAAGCAGTTGCGCGTGTATGCGCAGCGGGTGGAGTCGCCGGGCTACCTGGTGACGGACCTGGCCGAGCTGACGGATACCGCCAGCGTGAAGGGCAAGCAGGCGGCCGCCGACCAGCGGGCGAAGGATGCGGCGTCGGGATTGCTCTCGGTGCAGGACATGCTGCTGGGCAACCAGGACACGGCCAATGGCGGCGACGCGGAGGACAGCAAGGATCGCACGCGCAGTGTGTTCAGTTGGCTGGACAACGCGGAGCAGGACACTTATCCGGTGCCCGAGGCGTGCCGGCCGACGGCCGGGCAGAACTACGCCGGAACGCTGGCGGCGCTCACCGAGGACGAGTTTGCCGCACGACTGCGGCTGGCCGGCGAGGTGGTCGGGCGCGACGTGGATCTGGTGGGCTACTGCGGTAGCGCGCTGATCCAGCACATGTCGGACTGGGGCCAGAAGGTGCCGGTCACGGCGGCCAGCGAGTCCAGCACGCGCCAACTGGTGAGCAAGCAGGACGAGAAGCGGATTATCCGGAAGGTGACGTTCTTTGATTTTGACGGGGCTTCCGTCAAGACCATCCTGCAGCGCCGGATGATGTGCGATCTGGCGGCCGACAACGCCGCGACCGCCTACACGACCCGTTCGGGCGTGTTCCTGGACATGGCGATGTGGACGCTGGAATGGCTGGAGCCGTGGAAGCACATGGCGCTGCTGGACCAGGGCGGCGGTCCGCGCGGGTTCCACAAGGGCTGGCTGCGGCTGGTGTGCAAGTATCCCGGCGGGCAGATCCGGGCGCTCATCGGATCGTGAACGTAGCGGCGGCGCCGGGCGGAGAGGCCCGGCGCTGGCCGCTTTGAGAGTGTGTGGGTGTGTGGGTGTGTGGGTGTGGAACGAAGGAGGAATGGATGAAGAAGTATGTGGGTATGTGGGTGTGTGTGTGGGTGGTGCTGGCGATGGGGGCCAGTGCGGCGCCGGTGTTGCGGCCGTTGCCGTGGCAGATGGGCGTGAAGTACGGCGCGACGCATGTGCTGGAGTTTACGCATGAGGACCTGACGCAGACGGCGACGAACACGGCGATGGTGTTTACGAACACCGTGGGCGCACCGGCCAGCGTGGAGTTTGCCGGGATGCTGCTGGATACGGCGTTTGACAGTGTGACTGTGACCAATGCGTTTACGATGTCGCTGAGCTGTGGCGCCGGGGCCGCGACTACGGGCTGGCTGAACAGTAAGGAGGTGGCCGCGGACGGCACGGAGGTACGGACGAGCTTCGGCGCGGACTACTCGGGGACGGCTACGGTGACGCTGACGGCCACAACGAATAAGGTGGTGTCAACGGTAATCGCAACCAACGGAGTGGAGGGGGTGGCGACATCGACCGTCTACTTCGTCTCGGGGGTGACGGGGACCAGTACGGTGACGGTGGGGAGTCCGCTGGTACAGGAACAGACGGCGAACGTGGCGATCGTGACTACGTTTGGATCGCCGGGTGTGTCGCGGTCGCTGTCGGAGCTGGAGAGTGGGCGCGTGCGGCTGTTTTTGAAGATCTGGACGCCGGGAAATGACTGAGGGTGGAAGCGGGCGCTAGCTTCGCTACGCTCGCTGATGCTGAAATGCGGGGGCAGCCCGCCCCCGGACCGGGAACCGGGGGCGGGCTTTTAAGCAGGCGGCGCGAGGGGGATGGGATATGCCGAAACCACTGGAATATGACGACGCGGGGGCTGACGGCGGAGACGGGGCGGTGACTGAGGAGCAGTTGCTGGGGCTGAAGGCGGCGGCGGCGCAGTGGAATAGCCGTAGCGAGGAGTTTTGGCAGCGGCGGCTGGATGCGGAGAACGCGCGGCATTGCCGGTGGAATGGGCAGAGCGCAGATGGGCGGATGTGGTCGCGGAACTTTGGGGGCGTGAGGCCGTCTCCGTTTGAGGGGGCGAGCGATCAGCGGGTGCGGTGGGCTGATGCGCTGGTGTCGGATAAGGTGGAGCTGATGATGGTGGCGATGCAGCGGGCGCAGCCGCGCTGCGAGGGCCGTGGCAAGGGTGACTCGGAACGGGCGCGGAAGGCGACGGCGCTGTTGCGGTGGATGATTGACCGGATGGGCAAGGAGTGGCTGCGGCAGTGGATGGTGGCGCTGAATTATGCCTGGGCGGATTCTCCGGCCGTGGCGATGATGGGCGTGGAGTGGACCGTGAAGATGGGCACGGAGATGCGCACGGTGACGGCTGATGAGCTGGCGGCGCTGTATGCGCAGGCGGCGGCACAGGGCGGCGGGGCTGACCCGCAGATGGTGGCGCAGGCGGCTGAAGATTTTAAGGTGGCGCTGTTGCAGAGTGAGGATGGCGAAGCGGAGATGGCTTCGATGGTGCTGCAATTCTTCCCGGATCTGCGGCCGGCGCGGGCGGCGAAGATCGTGCGGCAGATGCGCAAGGATGGCGCGGCGGAGTTCCCCTACCCTATCACGACGTATGAGGGGCCAAGGGTGCGGGCGATGCGGTATGGCGATGACTTTATAATCCCTGACAATTCGAAGAGCTTTGAGACGGCGACGCCGTGGTTTGCGACGGAATGGCTGACGGAGCAGGATCTGCGGCAGCGGCAGGCGGAGGGATGGAACAAGGGGTTTGTCGAGGGGGTGCTGGAGCATGATGGGGAGACGTGTTTCAGCGAGTGGGCGGATGCGGGCGGCTCGCTGTGTGCGGTCGGGACGGATCGGTATAAGGGGCTGTATCAGGTGGTGACGGCGTATTACATCGGGCTGAATGAGGATGACACTCCGGCGCGGTATATGACGGTGTTCCACACGGGGGTGGAGGGTACGGCGTATGGGCGGCGGTTGATCCGGGACGCGCATGGGGAATGGCCGGCGGTGGTGTACCAGACGGATGTGTATGACGGCTTTATCTTGAATGCGGCGGGGATACCGGAGAAGGTGTCGCCGTTGCAGAGCGCGATGAAGAGCATCGTGGACAATGGGACGGATGCGAACGCGATCTGGAGTCTGCCGCCGATCTTGAGTGTGGGGATCGAGCAGCACGGCGATGCGTACCTGGAGCCGCTGAAGGTGATCAGGGGCAAGCGGGATGCGAAGTTTGAGGCGATGAGGGGTCCGCAGGCGCCGACGCAGGGGACGCAGGTGGAGCGGCAGCTTGAACGGCTGCGAGACTGGACGCATGGGAGGGTCAACGCCGAGGATGCGGACGGCGGGCTGGGGGCGGCCACGAAGCGCGAGGCGGCGGTGGTGTGGTTTCTAGTACACGTGCGGGACATCTGCCGGATGATGCTGGCGATCGCGCGGCAGTATGCGAGCGAGGAGCTGCTGGCGCGGGTGACGGATGCGGCGGGGGATGCGCAGATCCGGAGTCGGGAGGATATCGCTGGGGAGTTTGATGTGAGGCTGGTGTTTGATCCGGCGGATCTGGACCTGGAGAACACGAGCAAGCGGCTGACGGTGGTGCGGGACATGATCATGACGATGGACCAGGGGAAGACGATCAATACGGCGGTGGTGGCGCAGGCGGCTTTTAGGAGTGTCTTCCCGTATATGGCGGAGGATGCGGTGCGGGATGTGCGGCAGGCGGATGGCGATGAGCTGAAGGATGAGGCGAATAACTATGCGATGCTGCGCGCGGGGGTGATGCCGACGCTGGATACAGATGGGAACTGGAACTATCAACTGCGGCGGCAGTGGTATGACCAACTGGGGCAGCAGAACCCGAATGTGTTTGCGGATATGGGCGAGGATAAGAAGGCGATGCTGGGGCAGTGGCTGAAGGGGCTGGAGCAGCAGGCGACGCAGTATGGGGCGAATGTGGAGGTGGGGCGTACTGGGATCGCGGGCGCCGGGGCGGCGCCCGGAACCGGACCGGAGGCGGCATGAAGAACAGGATACTGGCGGCGATGGGACGCTGGGGAAGGGTGAAGGAGGCGGAGGCTAAGGCCGACCGGTATGGGCCGCTGACGAAGGAGCAACTGCTGGGGCTGGCGGCGGGGCCGATGGATGGCGCGATGCTGAAGGTGGCGGTGCATGTGATAAGGGCGGAGGGGGCCCGGGCGCAGAAGTCGCTGGCGGGCGCCGGGGCCAGGGGGCTGACGGATGCGCAGGTGCGGGAGGAGTGCGGGGCGTTGGGGGCGGCCGGCAGGATCGAGGGGGCGCTGCTGGAGCTGGTGGGCGAGGCGAACCGGAGAAGTCTGTGAGGCTGTGAGGCTGTGAGGCTGTGAGGGAGAGAGAGAAGAGAAAAGCTGAAAGCTGAAATGGGGTGGGTATGATCACGCAGGATCAGTTGACGACGTTGCGGCACGAAGATGAGCGGATGAATCGGGACATCGCTAAGGACGCGCGGAAGAACGGGCGGCAGTGCGTGGTGGACCAGGCGGCGTTTATGCACGCGGTGCAGACCGAGGGGCGCGCGATACTGGGGCATGAGGGACGGGAGTACTGGCGGGACCAGAAGCGGCTGTATCCGCATCTGCGGGGGGGACGGCCGGTGGATGGCGATAGCGCGAATGGCCGGAAGAACAGATTTGGGAAGGTGAAGTTGCGGTGGATGAAGGGCGTGTGGCATGAGTGGGATGGGAGGGGATGGACGCCGGAGAAGAAAAGCTGAAAAGCTGAAATGCTGAAATGGGGAATCGATGACGAGGACGAGGACGAGGACGAAGGACGAAGGAGAGCTATGAGCTACAAGACAATAACGGCGGGGCGGATGCTGGAGATGGCGCAGCGGAGCCGGGGCATGGACCCCGACTATATGACCCTCTCGACGAAGGAGAAGGAGGCGATGGCTACGCTGGTGAACCAGGCGCTGCGGACGGCGTGGGAGAGCCAACGGTGGCCGCAGTTGCTGGTGACGGAGCGGAGGCAGTACCGGCCGACGTGGGGCGCGGGGTTGACCTACAGCGATGGGCACCAGGTCTATTACGCGGAGGCGTACTGGGAGAGTCTGGTGGACGTGAATGTGGGGAATACGCCGGTGGAGGGGACGTATTGGACGGCGTTGAGTAACACGAGCATGATCTGCTTTTTGCCGATGTCGCAGTCTTGGCTGAATGACGATGGCAATACGGTGCAGGAGTTTGATGTGCAGGGGGTGGATCTGCGGGCGTTTGCGTATGATCTGGACCCGCTGATGACGCCGAGGGCCAAGGCGGTGACGGGGCTGCGGTTTTGGGAGGATACGGTGCTGCTGCCGGCGGATGGGACGGCGCCGCTGCGGCCGTATGTGCGGTTTGTGCCGGTGACGCCGGAGATAAGCTATACGGAGTGGGCTGGGGGGACGGCGTATCCGGCGGAAGAGCTGGTATATGTGGCGGTCGACAAGGTGTGCTACAAGGCGCTGGCGGGGACGACGGGAGAGGCGCCGGGATCGACACCGGAGAAGTGGGCGCCGGTGGGGATACCGAAGCTGTTTGCGGAGTATATCAGGCTGCGGGTGAAGAGCGAGCTGTCGGCGGAGGACGATGGGAAGTGGAAGACGATGGCCGAGGCGGAGGCGGAGCTGGAGCGGCTGCAGGCGAACCTGATGGTGCAGACCGGGGCGGATCAGCGGTGCGAGGTGAGGCTGGCGAGGTAGAGAGAGTGTGTGGGTGTGTGGGTGTGTGGGGGTGTGTATGAAGAGAGTGGCGATGCTGGTAGTGGTGATGGCGCTGGCAGGAACGGCATGGGGCGGGCCGGGGGACTACTACCTAGGCGGTAGCGCGTCGCCAGGGGTTTTTAGTCCGTACTGGCGGACGATCACGGTGTTTGGATCGGTTGAAACGAATGACGTGATGATCTTCATGGACAAGACGGGCGCGAAGGTACGGGCGACGAATATCATAGATCAGGTCGGGTATTGGGCGCGTTACGCGATCAGCAATTCCGTTACGACAATCGTCGGCGCTTCCGGCACTGTATGGCGTGCGGAGTGGGTGGCGGGCGACCTTGCAAACAGCAACAACGTGACGGCTGTGCGGACGGAGCTGACGAACTCGCTCGCTGGCAAACTTTCTGTCGAGGCGGACACTAACGCGATTGCCAGGTTGAACGCGCTGACAAACACGATAGCCACCGCATGGCAGAACCCGGCCAGCGCGACAAACTGGACATGGACGTCGGACGGCGTGCAGATCACGCTGACGGGCTACTCCGGCCCGGCTGACGTTGTTGTGCCGGATAGGGTGAACAACTTGCCCG